TCCTTCATCAAGCCCCACATCTCAGCCCGCTTGTTGCCCCACATAATGGCGTTCTTGGCCTTCCAGCCAAAGTTTACCCCACGCACCTTGTACCGCTGTTCTGTCAGCCTGTCAAGTATTCCATATCCGAGGCCACCTTCGTCGATTACCGACAGAATCGGCTTGTACTCCTCGATGGCGTCGATCACCCGTCCGACGATGGTCATGGTGTCCTCGCCCGAGTACCGTTTGATGGCGATGATGTCCCGCCCCTGGCGCACCACCAGCACGGTCGAGTCGGCGCCCCCGCGCGCGGGGTCTATCCCGAGCACAATCGGTGCCGTGGTGTCCTTCCACCGCTCGCGGCCCATTGCGTCCTCGACCAGCATGGGCTTGATGAACTGATCCTCCCCTGCGTCGGGGAACTCGCCGTACACCTCGACTTTCGCCTGTGGCGAATCTTCGCCGTATTCTGCGATGATCTGCTCATAGACCTGCTTGTCGGTGTCCTCCACCGTCCTTGCGTCCACACTGCGGGTGTTCCAGAACGCCCGTTTGGCGTGGAAGCACTCAAAGAAGTAGCCTTCGTTGCGCCGGGGGTTGCTAAAGGCAAACCAATACCGATCAGGTGTGTTCTCGGTGAAGAACCCGGCGCCGACCTCCCATATAGGATTAGGTATGCCGGAGGACTCGTCGAAGATCAGCATCATGCCGTCTTGGTTGTGGACGCCCGCGTAGCTGTCGGGGTTCTCTGCCGACCACAGCTTGCCCTCTGCGGCCCAGTAGCGCGTGCCTTTCTTGAGATCCCGCTCGACCAACTCGCATAGCCACGCCGCCGGCACCAGCTTGGTCGCGCTGATCTCAAACCAATGGTTGTTGATGGTCATCGCCGACCACTTGGTGAGCTCGGCCCAGGTCACTGACCTTAGTTGCGACTCCGAGTTGGCGCTGATGATGACGCTCGCGCCGATGCGGGTGGTCAGCATCCACAGCACCAACCAACTCACCAAGGCTGACTTGCCAATCCCTCGCCCGCTGCTGACCGCCTCCCGCAGCGTGTCCATCTGGATCTTGCCCTTGTTACCGTCGATGTGCTTCTTGATGTCGCGCAGCACTTCCCGCTGCCATTTGCGCGGGCCTTTGAACTTATGCAGCGGGGTGTTCTTCTGGCCCCAAGGAAAAGCCAGTAATACAAACGCCTCGGGGTCGTCGCAGATCTGCGGGCTCCACAACTCAACCATGAGCTTTTGCTCATCCTCGGAGGTGTAGATTGGGGTTTGCATCAGGGGCTTATCTCAACGGCTTGCCCCTCAATCACTCTTGCGCGGGCTTGTTCCAGCGCCGTGATGACGCTGATCTTCTGGTACACGTCCACGCTGATCTCCTGCCGGGCCGTCCAGCCATGCACATGCTGCAAGATCGCCAGGCTCGCCTTGGCGTCGCCCGCTTCAGACGCCTCGTTCAGGCGCTGCGCTGCGCGTAGCTCATTGTCGGCCTTGCCCTTTTGCGCCGCCAGCTCGGCCAATGGGTCAAATTGGCACAATTGCCGGTACTCCAAAGGCAGCATCCCCGACGCCAGTGCCAGTGAATCTCCTTTCAACCCTAAAGATGCTGCTTTGTATATGGAGTCCAGACGCGCCTCTGTCGCCTGAAGTCTGGGTCGGATCGCTAACGGCAGTGAGCGGAACATGGCTGCGTTATACCACGGACTTAAACGCGGTGTCCATTTGGCCTATTTGGCCTATGCCATGTGGGGGCTGATGTGGGGGCGTAAACGTTTGGCTTGCAGACATAAAAAATTTTGCAAAAATTCTCACGGCTCCTACCCTGACCTGTGCCCTTGGCGCTCGGCCCTGGCTCCCCCATGCTGCGCTGCAACAAATGCTCGATGGCTGGCGCGCAGGCCGGACAGGCCAGCAGGCCAGCAGGCCGGACAGGCCAGCAGGCCGGACAGGCCGGACAGGCCGGCAGGCCGGACAGGCCGGCAGGCCGGACAGGCCGGCAGGCCGGACAGGCCGGACAGACTTTTATCCACGTGAAATATGGCTTATCTGGCAGCCTGGCAGCCTGGCAGCCTGGCAGCCTGGCAGCCAGGGTCTATGTACACTATTTACCCTTTTTGACCCCGGTAAATGTCGGCGCCCGCGCAGCGCTGCGTGGCGCACGTGCCCTATACCTATACATACAGTAGATTTAAAACTGCAGAATATATTCTTATGTAATATAGCCTATAGAGCCTATTGCCCTATGACCGCGACGCTGGCGCGCGGTGAAATAACCTGCAAATATCCTGCAAACTGTAAAGAAAAGACTTGCGCTACTGAAAAGACTATGGTCTACTCAGATTGTTTCATTTATGCGCGCCGCGCATGTTCATAACCTAACCTAGAGTCCACGACATGAACGAAACAGTAATATGGGCATTGCCAGCAGGAAAGACTGATAGGCTTTACGAACAGATCATGATTTGCAACCGTGGATTGCTTACCAAGGCAGATTGCGCCGAGGTCAAAGCGGCCGCAGGCAAAGACGGCTGGCATTCTTTCCGTGTTGTGCAGATGGACTTGAATGCAAAGCCGGACTTCGTAAAATCGCTAATCGGCGTAACAGGCGACGGTTACACGGTTCACGTTTTACCAGACGGCACGTTAACTATATAGCACCCATGCGCGCCACTCCCGGCGCGCATGTTCATACAGTACATTGGAGTCCACAACATGCAAGTCCATCTCACACTGAAATCCGCGAACGCGAAAACCGGCCCGATACCGGTATCCACAACGACAAGCGAATCCTGCCCGCCAGACTGCGCGATGCGCGATGCCTGTTACGCGGCCAGCGGCCCGCTAGCGTTACACTGGGCAAAAGTCACGGCCGGCGAGCGTGGTACAGACTGGCCGACGTTTACCGCTAGCATCGCCGCGCTACCCGACGGCCAGCTCTGGCGTCACAATCAAGCCGGCGACTTGCCCGCCGCCAATGGCACCGTGGACCCGGTCAAACTCGGCCAGCTGGTACATGCCAATGCCGGCCGGCGCGGATTCACCTATTCGTATCACCGCGATACCCAGTCCATCGATTGGATTCGGCATGCCAACAATTGGGGATTCACCGTCAATCTAAGCGCCAATGATCTAGCGGATGCCGATACGCTCGCCGATCATAAAGCCGGGCCTGTGGTTGTCGTGCTGCCAAGTACCCAAACGGCTAACACTAAAACACCCGCCGGGCGCCCGGTTGTCGTCTGCCCTGCCACGCAGCGCGACAATGTGTCGTGCGCGACGTGCCAATTGTGCGCCCGCCAGCGAGACGTGATTGTCGGCTTTCCTGGCCACGGCACGCGTAAACGCGTTATTGATATCAGGCTCGCAGCATGACCACCACGACACGCGTGATTGTCACGCCAAGGTATGGCTGGCCCTTCGGGCCTGCCGTCAAAAATCCACCCATGCCGGCGCTCCCGCCGGCGCCATTCTGAGCGGAACACGATGAATGCTACTTGGTTTTTGTTGTCCCATGCCTGCGCGGTAGGCGCATGCGCCTGTTTTTTATACCTAATAATCAAGGGGTAAGATCATGCACACAATCGAAGAACAGGAACGCGCAGCATACGTCGCGGGCGATGCGCACACGGCGGGCCTATTGGCCCGCATCCTGCACCTTGAAAACGCGGCGGCAGACCACCACGCGCTGCTGCGTGAGGCGCTCGACGGTGAGGCGGGCGATGCCGATTGGCGCGCGCGCGCGCGGGCGGCGATCGCGGATTAGTACTCGGCCGGCAGCGCCCCGGGGGGCGCTACCGGACGGGCACTTGCACGTCATAATCCACTAGAGGAAAGTACACTATGAGCGCTGCAATAGTCACAAAGTACCACGGGCCGACGAACACAAAAGGCGCGCGCATATCGGCGCGCATGATGACGGCGCGCCCGGTGTTCATCCCGTATGTCTACGAATTGAGCGAGCGCGACTGTCACGCGGCGGCGGCGGCGGCGCTCATGGCCCGCGAGGGCTGGCCCGTGGGCTGCCCGATGGTTGCGGGCGGCATGCCGGACGGCGGTTATGTGTTCGTGCGGGCGGCAGCATGAGCAACATCAGCAGAATGCATGAAGACGCTTTGGACCCTGACAAGCATCTATGGCCCGTCGAGCCTCCGAAGTCTTATCAGGTGGTGCTGGACTTTTTCTCCGCAGAGAATGAAGAACAATGCCATCGGCGCATTTATAAATACACGGATTGCGGCGCATGGATTGAATTCAAGGAATCCGGCATTGTGATTGGTTCGATTGTCGAAGGTTGCGACTTTGGAACGGCCACATACCCGCTTTACTATTCCGACGATTTTACAAGCGCGGATATTCAAGCGCGAATTGATGCCGTCGAAAAAGAAGCCAGCGCAATATGGGAATGGGCTAATCGCCGGTGTGACAAAAACGGGAAGTGGCGACGGAATGGAAGAACGACAATGGCTGAGCTTGGAATTGACGCGCCCGACGTTGATTCTGATTTTAGTATGTTTGAACAAGGCGAGAGGTCGTCATGATCGCGCTCGCCGTGCTGCTCTGTCTGGCGTTGTTGGTTATCGTTTTCGACTTATAGGGGTACACAATGAAACAGTACAAAGCAAAGAACGGCGCGATGCAATACAAGCCCAGCACGTCATGGTTGCTGGGCGCTGAGCGTGACAATCTGGGCTGGTGCTTGGCCTGCGGCACCGATCAAGGCGGCGTCGAACCCGACGCGCGCAAGTATAGGTGCGAGGGGTGCGGCGCGCATAAGGTCTACGGGCATGAAGAGCTTGCGTTGATGGGCCTGTGCTACAGCGACCAGGGGGCGCCGGACAACCGCGCTTCCCGCGACTATGGGGACGTGTCCGCCCGCGAATAGACCACCACCACCACCTAACAGGGGCGCCCGAGGGCGCCCTTTTTTTATTTCACCGCCGATAATCCCGGCTTGCGGAGAGCATCGGCCAGCGGAGAGTTGACCGGCACCTCGACCAGGCGGCGCAGTTCTGACTTCGTCGCGTGGATCAACTCGGGGGCGCAATAGACGTGCCGGCGCGTGGGTAACTCGGCGCTCGTCACGCGCCCACAGTCGAGCCACTGGCACTCCAGCAAGGCATGGTGCAGGGCGGCGGCGGGGATGCGCTGGCCCGGCGCCAGCCCGGCGCGCAGGGTCAGATCGGCGCACAGGACGTGGAAGGGCGCGGTGATGACGCCCTGCTCGAACGGCCCCTCACGGCCTCGGATCATCTCGCACAGAATCGATTCGGCGGGCGACTGACCATTGGCGATCAGGCTCAACTTGTACTCGGTGACAGGCGGGGCGGCGGCGGGGTTGAACGCTGACACGTCGCGGCGGTACAACCAGGCGGCGATCGCTTCATAGCC